ATGACAACGTATGTTGGGGGTAGTGGCAAATCACCGGATAGATTAGATGCCTTAGTCTGGGCGCTGACTGAACTTAGCCAATCCAGCGGGACGGCTTATTGGAGAATTAGCTGATGGGCATCTTTGACAACTTAACGGGAATATTCAAACAGCAAGCACAACCGCTGGAGGCCAAAGAAGCCCCGCAGGTGGTATTGCAGACAACCTACGGTCAGCACAAGCGCAACGACAAATATGAGTCCTATGCAAAAGAGGGCTATCAGTTCAATGCTATTGTGTACCGCTGCGTCAATGAAATTGCTAATGGCGCAGCATCCATACCGTTCAAAGTCTTTCAAGGCGAAATTGAACTAGAGCGTCATCCACTTATTAGCCTTTTAGATCGCCCTAATCCGTTGCAAGCTGGCGTGGAATACTTTCAAGCGCTTTATAGCTATATGCTTTTAAGTGGCAACAGCTTTGCAATCCGTAATGACGTTGGAGGACTTCCAAGAGAACTGCACCTTTTGCGTCCTGACCGTATCAGGATTAAGCCAAGCAAGACATCAATACCATCTGGATATGAGTATGTCATAGGCGGAAGTGTCGTAAAGTATTACGAGGCAGACCCAATGACTGGCGTGTCTGATGTCAAACATTTTAAGTTCTTCAATCCTCTCGATGACTACATGGGGATGTCCCCACTTATGGCAGCGGCTGTTGATATTGACCAACATAACGCCATAGCAAACCATAATATCAGTCTGTTGAACAACGGTGCAAGGCCGTCTGGAGCCATTGTGTTTAAGCCACAGAATGACCGTGGCATACCCATGCAACTTTCAGACGCCCAACGCCAGCAATTAAACGAAGACCTCAGAAATAGGTTTACTGGCCCAAGTAATTCGGGACGGCCTGTATTGCTCGAAGGGGACTTTGACTGGAAGGAAATGGGCCTTTCACCAAGGGATATGGATTTTCTCCAGAATAAGAACATGGCGGCAAAGGACATTGCACTATGTTTCGGTGTTCCATCTCAGCTAGTCGGCATTCCTGACGCTCAAACTTATGCAAACGTCCAAGAAGCAAGGCTAGCGTTATATGAGGAAACCATCATTCCATTGGCTCGCAGGGTTGAAAGCGACTTAAACGAGTGGATTGCACCGCTGTTCGGTGACGATATTTACATTCAATATGACATTGATTCAGTCCCAGCCATGACTGAACGACGTAGGCGTGTCTATGAGAATGTAACAGCGGCAGTGCGCGAAGGGATTATTTCAAGGAATGAGGCGCGTGAGAGACTGGGCTTGGAGCCAATATCAGGCGGTGACGAAGTTTACATTGCGGCCAACCTCTTCCCGTTGGGTGCGCCAGAAGTTGCTCAAGATGAGGGTGTGGACCCTGAAGATGCGGGTAAGCTTGCTTATGGTGACTATGGGCTTAAAGATGAGCACGACCCACGCTTTGGTGGCGGTGAAGACGTTTTTGAGACGGTTGCGGATGCGGAGGCCAGGGCGCAAGAAATAGGATGCGACGGCTACCATTCGGTTGAAGGTCCAGATGGAACTTTCTACATGCCATGCGGTTCGCACGCTGAATGGATGCGGGCCACGGGTAACGATAAAGACGAAGGCACAGATGACGCAAAGGCGGAGAGCGACGTTGACACAAGACCAACAAGAGAAATGGCGAAGAACGCAGAACAAGGACTGGCGCTTAGAAGAGAATACAATCGAGGAGGTACTGAGGTGGGCGTCGCTAGAGCCGTGCAACTCATCAACCGTGAGCGATTGTCTCCGAGAACTGTTCGGCGGATGTATTCCTTTTTCGCACGACATGAAGTTGACGAGCGTGCGGAAGGTTTTCGCCGTGGGGAGCCAGGATGGCCCTCGGCTGGATTTATCGCGCACCAGCTTTGGGGCGGGACAGAAGGCAGAGAATGGAGCCGTAGAAAAGTAGAAGAACTTGATAAAGCGCGTGGCAAGGAGATGAACATCCTAGACATTATGACGCCATGTTGCGATGACTGTAACGCTTTGGAGTACGGTGATGAAACAAAGGCAGAGGTTTCAGAAAGCATCGCAAAAGCCCTATCAGAGAAGGTCAAAGAGCATAATGATAAGCATGGCGATGCTAAGTCTAAGCGTGTTACTCAGCGGATGCTTGAAGCCGTGTTCAGGCGGGGCGTCGGAGCGTACAGGACTAATCCTGAAAGTGTGCGTCCCTCTGTGATGGGGCCAGACCAATGGGGATTAGCAAGGGTCAATGCGTTCCTGTTTGCGGTCAGGACTGGCAGGTTTAAAGGCGGGAAGTTTGATACAGACTTATTGCCTGAAGGCCATCCCATGAAGACGGGGAAATAACATGCCGTTAGAGTCAAAGTATGCTCTCCAGATACGCCGTGGCAACTGGGCCGAGAAGGGGTTGTTCAAGTTCGGCTTTAATAACGTAGCCACCACAGAAGAAACCGTTTGGGACGGCGGCGGGATATATTCCTATCCATCATCTGCGGTTGCAATGACGGCAACATCTGCAGGTGGGGCTACGGATGAAAACGTAGAAATTACAGTGCAAGGTCTCGATGAAAATTACGCTATGGCAAGTGAGGAAGTTACGTTAAACGCTTCAGGCACTGCAACCACTACAACGACGTTCATTCGCGTCTACAGGGCTTTTGTAAGCGGTTCTCAGGCCATTACAGGTGACACAACCATTGCAAATGGTGGAACAACCTATGCAAAAATCCTAAACGGTGAAAACCAAACATTGATGACCGTGTGGACCGTCCCCGCTGGTTACACCGCTTACATTCAAGAGGGATACATTGGTTCAGGAACTTCACAGTCCAATAAGTATGCAACAGCGCGCATAGTCACCCGTGAGCCTAGTAGTGTTTTTAGAACGCAGTTTAAAACCACTCTTTCAAACGAAACCATTAAGGTTGACTTGGGATTGCCTATCGTTTGCCCAGAGAAAACAGACATTGAGGTGAGAGCGAAGACATCGAGCGGCGATGACGATATATCAGCAACCTTGGCAATCGTTTACTTGAAGAATGATTGATGAATATTGCTGCCCAGAGGCATGAGATAGAGCGCACAAGGATTGGTTACAATCATGCGCTTATGTCATTCCCTATATACATCAAGGCGGGCAGAAAGCGGGTCAATGTCGCAAAAGAGGTGGCGACGGTTAATAAATTGCGCTTGTCTATGGAGCGCAGCCTCACTTCTCGCATGATTAGTCTGTTTAAAAGTGTCGGGAACGATGCTGCTAGAGAATATCGGGCTGGTGGTGTGATTGATGGCGCTATGGCCAACATGAAGCCAAAGCTTAACAAGATATTCAGAGCGCACTACACGTCCGTCATTGACACGTTTGCGAGCTTTGCCAATCAGGATAGAAAGGCAGACAGCCCATTTCAAAGGTTAATAGAAAGGTATCACACCACCTACACCGCCCAGAAAGTCACAGGAATCACTGAAACTACAAGGGTAATGATGCAATCGGTGATACTTAGCGCCGATGAAGAGGGGCTTGGAGTTGCTGGAACAGCCAAGTTGCTCAGAGAGTTTGGTGATGGGAACATATCAAGGGCGCGAGCCGCAACCATAGCCAGGACAGAGACACACGGCGCAGCAAGCTGGGCGCAGCATGAACAGCATAAAGAGAATGATTTCCCAATGATAAAGCGTTGGGTTTCTGTTGGCGACGCACGCACCAGAGAGCATCATTCAGCGATGAACGGCACAGAAGTTAAAATGGATGATGACTTCGAGGTTGTTTATCGAGGCATAGTCTATCCAATGGCTTACACGCACGACCCAAGAGGAGGTGCGGCGAACAATATCAACTGCCGTTGCGTGACCTTATATTTCGCTGATGATGATGTAGTCTTTGATGATGAGCCAACTGAGCCAGACACTCCGGTGCCAGCACCAGAGCCAGTAGTTGCAATAAACAGAAACGCTCCTATTCAACCGCAAAATCTAGCCTCACTTACAATTGTAAGTAAAGCGGACGCCAAGAAACGACTTGAGATTGAACTAGAGGAAGCGGCCAAGGACCAAAGATATATCAATATGGATTACCGGATTTACTCAGGCGTCAAAGCCAGTAACTTTGGGAAAGCTGTTTTTACAAAAGAATTTACTGATGAATCGGCTACTGTAATTCTGGCGCTTAAAAAAGAAATTGATGAAATTTGCGATAGAATTGAGGTTCCGCACATAAGGTCAATCGTTGTTAATAAGTCTAGAAGTTATAATATGGCTATGGGTGATGGAACATTGTTCATAAATTATGAATATGTGAACAGTTTGACAGGTGCTTTGAAACGAAAAAATTTAAGTCAAGCTGACTTAGATAACGAGAAAATAAAAATCCAGAATCAAATTGATGAAATAACTGGGGAAATGAATGCAAACTCTGCGGAGATGGCGCTAATTTACGAAAAGATTGACGACCTAAGATCGAGACGAAGAGAATTTGATTCAACTAATGATTATTTCGTGGCTTATAACGCAGAAGTTGAAAAATATAAAAAGCTTGGCAGTAAAAACAAACGACTTCATAAGAAAAAAACGGGCCTAAGAAACCAGATTTCAGACTTGGGTAGACCTGAAGAGCTAAAGGTTAGTTCTTGGAATCCATCCATGCCGATTAGCGAGAGGCCACATAGTTCAAAAGAATATCTGGCTGACCCCTTAGACAGGGTTAGGCACACGATGTATCACGAAATAGGTCATCAAATTCACCAAAATTACAAAACCAGCCCCATTGGTGCGCGAGGCGTTCAAAGACCTTTGGATTCCTATCTCGAAAAGGCGGGAACTGAAAGGCTTCTATATGGCGGTGGGCGCAGGGGGAGGCTAAATAACCCTGATGCCGCGAAAGAAACATGGTCAACTTACGGAAATTATAATGGTCATGAATGGTTTGCGGAAAACAATGCAAATTATTGGACGGGCGCTAGGGAAAGGGTGGACCCAAAATTTATTAAAATGATGGACGCCATTCTTGATGGAGAAGATATAAATGACAGTGTTCTTTGAAGAGGCGTCAAAGTTAGTGATGAAAACAGGTGGCAATTTGTCGAAAGAAGAAATGGAAGAATTTGAGTTTCTTGCGCTTGGATTTGATGCTGATGAAAAAGATAATGCTGAAATGGACCTGCGGAGTG